CAAGTCTGGGCGCATCCCTACGCCCCAGAGTCTACGGTTGTTAGATTCCCCATGGGACTAACCCACGGATAAACGTTTAAGAAGAAACCCTTGGACAAGGTTTCCCTTAACGTTCTAGAAGTGGCTTAACAGGATCACGAAAGTGAGTCCTGTGGACCTAGCTTCACTGCTAAAGGTCATCAAGAAGTCGTTATAGTGTACAACACTCGAAGAGTGAGTACATTAGTGCACAACACTCGAAGAGTGAGTACACGGTACGAAATACTTGAGACTGAGGTCCTGGATCACCATTGGTGAAATAGGACCAAAGCCGGGACTAGGCTCATTCTTGCCTAAGATTCTTAAACCTTTCTTAAGCAAACTGCTGTAAGTGGTCTAGATTACCCTTGTTTAAGGCTAGTCTAGACACCCAGCACTCGCTTGTTAAGGCGAACCTATGCCTTCTTCAAGACTATTGGAAGGACACCTAGATTTGCACTCTAGGGCTTCTTCCTTAGTCGAGAAAAGGATATTAGGTTCTTGAGAATCTTATGCACTTGCCTAAGATTCTTAAACCTTACTTAAGCAAAATGCAGTAAGGGGTCTAGATTACCCTATAAGGCTAGTCTAGGCACTTCGCACTTGCTTATTAAGGCGGAACCTATGTCTTCTTTGAGACTATTGAAAGGACACCTAGGATGGTAACTAGGGCTCCTTCCTTAGTCGAAGAAGAGGTATTAGGTTCCTGAGAATCTTACGCAGAGATAGTCATCAGCTTAGCGGAGTTCCTAAAGTTTACACTTAAGGTTCTCCCTATGATAGCTAAAAGGTAGTCTAACGACTAACATTTAGATCTCATGTGCCTTCTTTCTTCGTTGAAAACAATTGATTTCATTGAAGGAAAGAAGCCATCTAAGCCGATGCCTAAGTTCTCTAACCTTGATCAGATGATACCTCTGTCTTCCATCAATACACTCCTAGCAATAAGAGTGCGATGATGTGAAAACTTATGGTGATCACTGATAAAGAATAGGGAACTAGGGAGGTAGTGGTATTGAATTATTGATCGCAAGCAGCTTTGCTACTTAGCGACAAATAATACAAGACGCTACCCACTATCGAACGAGACTGTACGCACAACCAGTCTAAACATAGTAGGGGGTTGACCTAGAGGTCATCACCCTACAGTATAACCTTACGGTTGTAACGGATAATCCGATTATAACCGAAAGGCTTACTTCATGTTTGGCTGGAAGGAATACCCTTATACACTTTAAGTGATGATATCGTGATTCACCATATCTTCACTAGAAAGATATAAGGATCTCCTTTCAGAGGTCGGCGTTCCGTTTTATTTGCTAAGACATAGTCTAAGCATAGTTATGTGTTCGCTAAGCGAATCATAACATAAGAAACGGACTCGTCCCCTTTTCCGATAGCAGCTCTATAGAACAGTGAGACTCACCAATAGGTGAATATCAATGCTCAAGAGTTGTCTAACGAATCGTGGACATCTGATGTGTTGTCTCTTATGAAGAACTACCTTCTTATATTTAGGATGAATGACAAAGTCATTCGTCTAAAGTTAAGAAGTAGTGTCACTTTCCTATACTTGCAAGGTAAATCAGATCTAGGTACTTTGTACGTAGCTGAAACTACCGGATACAAGAGGCTTTGACCTAGTTAGGTCAGAACAACTATGTTGCTCTAGCCTTTTGTATCTGCAAGAGAAGAGTGACTAGTATCATCAATATTCTTCCTCTAAGCTTGGCTTTGAGGAAAGTTATTGAAATTACTCTCTTCAGAGACAGAAGTGCAGATTTAAGAATGGGCAGAGGATATATTCCCCTACTTATCTAACCTCTACTTGATTCTGCCTAAAAGGCAGGGTCAAATTGAGGGACGCCGTTAGATAGTCGACGTCCTGCTTTCAGATACTGTTCTTACGTCCGTCATAGACGTTCGTAGTCCGAGTTCTGAGGGCCGCCAAAGGGCGCAGATTATTCGTAATCGAACAATCTGTCCCTTTGGGGAGAAGCTAGACCACACGGGAAATTCCCGGAGGCCAAACAGCCTCAGCTTATGCCTTTAATAGGC